CTTTTAATGCTTCTGCAATGTGTTCAATATCAAATATTGTTATAACTTTGGTGTAATTTATGAAATTAAAAGATTATATTTTTAATATATTTGTTATTTTTGATGAAACAATTAACACGGTTTTTCTTTTTGGATTGCCTGATGAAACAATATCTGCTCGGTGCTATCGGTTAAGATTTGATTCTAAATTTTGGTCAAAATTAATGGTTTTTGTTGATTTTGGAGCTCTAACATTTTTTGGTGTTAAATACCATTGCAGACTATCTTATATTTACGAAAATAGACATAGAAAAATATCAAGACACTATAGAGTTAAAGATTGGAAAAATTCTGGAGATAAAAATGGATAATAATATTCAACATGGTTGGGCAGCAGTTTGTGGTTTTGGCGTTTTAATTACCTTTATTGAAAATAATTATCAAATGGTTGGTCTTGTAATAGGATTTGTCGGATTGATAATGAATGGGTATTTTGGAATTAAAAATATTCAATTAAAAGATGAAGAATTGAAAATTCGCAAAAAGGAATTGGATTTATGACAATTAGCAGAAATTTAAAAGCTTTTTTGGATACCATTGCTGTTTCTGAAGGAACAAAAGGAATTGGTGATGATGGTTACAATGTAACCGTTGGTGGTGCTATATTTAGCGATTACTCTACACACCCAAGACCACACGTATGGATTGAAAAAAATAAAATATTTTCAAGCGCAGCAGGTCGTTATCAAGTTCTAGCTCACTATTATGATGTTTATAAAAAACAACTTAATTTAAAAGATTTTGGCCATGAATCACAAGATGAAATAGCTATACAAATGATAAAAGAATGTAGAGCTATTGAAGACATTGAGCTTGGCAGATTTACAGATGCTATTGGAAAATGTCGTTCAAGGTGGGCATCTTTGCCAGATTCTCCATATGGACAGCGCACGAACAGTATAGGCTCATTAAAAATGGCTTATTTAAAATACGGTGGTGAAATAGCATGACGACAAGTGCTGGAATTTTACAAAATTATCTTAGTTTAGTAACAAGTCAACACGCAGACAAACCAAAATTTAATGCGTGGCTTAGTGCTTTATTACAGCCATTTTGTGACATGCAAGCACTATTGCAAACATTTCCATCTCTTTTTTCAGTTCAAACTGCAATAGGACAGCAATTAGATGTAATCGGGCAATGGGTAGGAATAAGTAGAGCTTTGCAGGAATCTTTAACTGGCGTTTATTTTTCTTTAGATACTGCTGGTGTTGGTCTTAATCAAGGAATTATATACAATCCAAATACAGATTCTTTAACTGGTCTTGTACAATTAGATGATGATGTTTATAGATTGTTATTAAACGCTAAAATAGCTTATAATGCTTGGGATGGAACTGTTGCAAGCGCAGAAACATTTATGAATAATATATTTTCTGTATATAACTATTCATTTTGTATCCAAGACAATCAAGACAAAACAATGTATGAAGGAATTATTGGTGGTTCAGCAGCTCCACCAGCATTTTTACAACAAATGCTTTTAAATGGATTATTTGATTTAAGACCATCTGGAATTATTGTTCATTATTTTTGGCAATCTGACAGTAACCCTGTATTTGCTCTTGATGTTGATAATTCTTATTTTGGTGGTCTTGACCACGGCTCTATGGCAACTTTTATTTAATAGGAAAAACAAATGGCTGGTACTAACGATTACTTACAGTTTGCTGCTAGTGGCGGCTCTTCAACAGTAGAAACGCAAGCTGCTTATTTGGTTGATAGCACGTTGTCGGCTGGTATGGTAGCAGGTGTCGTGCCAAGTACAAGGTTAAATAAAATCTTGCGCCAAGCAACAATGGCAAGCGCAGTTCTTGGTCAAATTATAGCCAATAATGGAGTTAATGCTTCTGACGATGGAAATGTATCAAATTTTATAACAAATTTATTACCAGCACTAGGAATAGGCAGTTTAAGGTCAGCACCAGCAATAACTGGCAGTGGATCACTTGCTTCTTCTAGCTTTGGAACTTTACAAGAGATAACAAGTTCAACAACATGCACAACAACACTGCCAACAGCAGTAGGCAATTCAGGAAAATCATATAAATTTGTAAATAATTCATCAGTAAGTCAAAATTTAGCACTAACTGGTTCAGTACCAGGTACACCATCAAACTGCTTTTTCTTTAATGGTGCAACGCTTGGCGCATCATTAACATTGCTTACAAACGAGTCTTTAGAATTAATCAGTGATGGTGGGAACTGGATTTGTTTTGGCGGCTCTTTTGTTGATGATTTAAGATTGGCAACTTATGCCTTACAAAGTCAACTTAATACAAGAGCTAGCCATGTTTACACTGGTGGCTCTGTTGGTCAAAGTGATTGGTTTTATTTGGATAAGCCAAATGGATTAATTGCTATGATGGGTATACAATTATTCACTGCTCCTGCAAATTTAACGCTGCCAGCTTCATTTACAACTGCCGTGCTATCTGCACATTTATGGGACAATGGTAGTAATCATAATGCTGTTATGGCAACAATAACTAATCCATCAACAGTAGCAGTGACTTGTTCAGCATATAATACTACTGCCAACTTTATTGTCATAGGATACTAAAATGTTATATTCAAAAACAGCTCATCAAAATGGATTAACAGGTTTCTTTTTTGAACATGATATAAATGCCCCTTATGATTCTTTTTTAGTTTCTGATAATGACGCTAAAATTGCTGTTAATTTGCCACTTGGTAGCAGCTATGATTTTACTGTTCCTTCTAATGGTGAATCTGCAACTTTAGTGACAACATCACCAACAAATGAATTTTTACTTGGTCAAGCACAAATTGAACAAATTTCTGCTTTAAATGCAGCGTATAACACGGCTATAATTGCTCCGGTAAGCTATACTACAAAAGCAGGAACGACATCGACATTTAATCAATCTGTACAAGATAAGCAAAATCTGCAAAATGCTATTGCTGGTTCTCTTGCCACACAAAATTGGTCTTTAAATATTTGGTTAAATCAATTTGGTCAATCAATAACACCATTTACATTTGCTGATTTAGAAGGTTTGGCAGCAGCAATGGAAGCAGCGGACATACCAGATTTTGTAAATCTATTGTCAAAAATAGCACAGGTTCAACAAGCAACAACAATTCAAGAAGTTCAAGCAGTTAATTTCTAACAAAACTTGAAAAATGGCTTTATTACCTAATCAAAGTATACCAATTGACAATGCTGAGAATTTAATTTCACCGCAATGGTATCAATTTCTTAGCACAATAGCATCCTATGTAAATCCACAAAACATAGCATCCTATGTAAGTCAAGCCATCGTACAACAAACATCAAATCCACAACTTGTTGACGTTAGAAGTTTTCCAAATGTTTATGGAAATGGTGTAAATGACGATACCGCTGGATTAATAAACGCTTTTAATAGTGGAATACCATTTGGTATTTTTTCAGGCACTTTTTTAATATCATCAACAGTAACATTATCATTAATTGGCCAATTTGTGATAATGTCGCCTGGTGCTTTAATCAAAAAAATTGGCTCATCACCATTTGACGCTTTTTTAATTCCTGGTGGAGCTTCTGGTTGGCAATTATCTGGAATTAGGATAAACTGTAACAATATTGGTGGTTCTGGTATTGGCATAAAAGGAAGTGGCAATATTGTAGAAAAAAGCGAAGTTTACGGAAGTTCTGGAATTGCAAATGCTCATGGAATTTATTTAGATGGTCAAGCAACCACCTGTATAAATAACAGAGTAATAAATAACTTTTGTCACAATGTTGGTGGTGTGGGATGTCCTTCTAATTCTGCTCCTGATAATATTAGAACTGGAAACATTACTTATTATACTGGTGCTGAAGGAATAACAGATGATTTACCATCTAATCAATCTGTAATAAGTACCAATATAGTCGCATTTGCTTGTCAGTTAGGTGGTGTCGCTGGCATTGGAATTGACGATGCTGATGGTGGTTCGTTGAGCAGTAATATTGTTGTTGGAACTGCTAATGGCGCGCCTGGTATAAAAACTCAAAACAATGCTGGCAATAGTTCTTATCTATCTTTAACTGGTAATACATTAATAAATAATAGTGGTGGTGGATTACACTTAGCCACTAATGCTTCATCATCATATGAAACTCCAATTGCTGCAACTGCTTTGGTTGTTGGCAAATTTTATTTGGTTAATAGCACTGGTTCTGGAAGTACAGATTTTACAGCTATTGGTTCTGTTTCTAATAATATTGGTACAATTTTCCAAGCTACTGGTGCAGGCACAGGCACAGGCACAGCATTACTAGCATTTACTTCAAGCAATAATATAGCTAGTTCAAATACGTTCCAAAACAATTCAAATACTTATAATGCTGGTAGTTTTGTTGTTGGCTGCTCTTATGTAATTGTTTCTATTGGAAGTACAGATTTTAGAACTATTGGTGCGACTTCTAACACACCAGGATTATCATTTACAGCAACAGGAATTGGTAGTGGAAGTGGCTCTGCTAAAACTGTTGACATTATGGTTGATTTAGGTTCAGTTGCCAACACAATACTTGGTAACAGCTCTAGTGCTGTTGTTTATGATGCTAATTTAGATGGATTGAATACAAATTATCAACGCGCAAGCGCAATGAGTTTTATTCAAAAAGGTGCTAGCCAATTACGTTATTTGATGGATAAATTGTTTGAAGTAGTTACAGTTGATGACTATTATCAAACAGGTGATACTGACGATATGACAATTCAAAGAGCGTTAAATTATGCGCTTACTTTTGAATTTGCATTGCTTTGGTTTGAATCAAGAATTTATGTATTATATGCTCCAGTAACAGCAGTTTTAAGACAGCACCAATTTATTGGTAAAACACCAGGAATTTACAATCTAGCTCAACATTTAGTTTTATTAGGTAGAGATAAAAATACTTCAATTATTGTTGGATATAATTCTACTGGAGCATTTAACCTTTATTTTACTCAAATATATAATAATAAATCTTCAAATCAATCTTTAACTGATACCCCAGTAATAACACCAACAAGCCAATATTCAACTCAAGTCGATGCAATGTGTACTGTCACAGCTATTAATCTTTGGTTGTCACCTGGCATTGATGGAGCTGGCGTTGGTTTTAGCTTTAACTTTATAAATAGCTTAAATCAAAATACCCCTGCTGTAACTGAAACACTTGGCATGTGGAATAGCCCTGGTGCTAGCAGAACTTTAACATTGCAAGATGTTAATTTAATGCCTTATCATGATGTTCAAAATGCTAGTTATTACGCTTGGAATACAAGTCTTGATGTTTCAGGTTCAAATCAACCAAAATTAATAAACGTAAACAATGCAATAGGTAATAATTCCACAACAAAGCAAGACGCTGTTTTAAATGCGAGCAACTGCTATGGTTTGTGGGCTACAGATTGTGATTTAAGTTCTAATAATTCATTTTTTGGTGTTCTTGATGTTTGCACGACTGTTTGTGAAGGAACAAAATTTCTTAGATGTAATGCAGTTGGCTCTGACATTGGAATTTACGGGTGGCGTGGTGCTTCTAGTCGTGGTGGTGGTTACGATTTTATTGGTGGACATATTAATTCTAATTATGCTTCTGCTTATATATCTGGAGCTGGTGCTGTAAAAATAAGCAGCGTTCTTCAATATAGACAGCCAATAACACAATTTACAAGTTTTACAGCGACCAATTGTTCAATTAATGGCACGACTTTAACTGTTGATGGCATTTTTAATGGTTCTTTAGGTTATCTTGATGCTTCTGGCAATTATAACATTGACACAACAATGTATATATATGGTGACGGAGTTTTAACAACAAATATCACAGCTCAATTAACACAAGTAAATAATCAATCAACAATCGCTAAAATAGGCGGTCAAGGCACTTATTCTGTAACTCAATCTCAGTCGATGTCAGCTTCTTATTCTGGCTGTACTGTTAGTGGCAATACTTTAACTTTGCCAACTCCTGTTGCTGCTGGAAGCTTAACAAATGGTCAAGTTTATCAAATAGCGACATTAAGCAGCGCAATAGCACCAACAAGTATATCAGCAGGAAACAATTATCAGATTGTAACTTTAGGCTCGACTAACTTCATGTCTATTGGTGCGCCTAATAATAATATTGGAACTATATTTACTGCAACTGGAGTTGGCACTGGAAATGGCTCTGTATTACCTTGCTTTCCTGGTGCTGTTGTTAATGCTGTTGGCGCTACTTTTACAGCGACTGGAGCTGGAATAGGAACTGGAACTGCTATACCAATAGGAACTGGAAGCCCATTTTGTGTAGGTATGCAATTAAGTGGATTAGCTGGTCTTGATTCCACAACATTTATAACAGCAAAAACAAGTGCAACAACATTTACTTTAAATGGTAAGTCTTATGGAACTCTTACTGGTTCTGTTGTTGGTACTATGCCTTCTAATGTCGCTACTGGATGCAGTATTTCTGGCAATGTTTTAACTGTTGGAACTGTCACATCTGGTCAATTTTTAATTGGAACAAAAATATCTTTTTCAGGTTCAATAAAAAATACTTATATTGTAAGCTCTGCTGGAACTAATAAATGGAATTTAAGTCAAGAATATAAAACTCCATATCCAACATCATTAACTGGTTTAACTGTTACCGGAACATTTGGAACAAATTTATCTGGAATTGGCTCTGTTGTTAATAATACCAATGACTGCTTGATTAAAACTGTTGTTGAAAGATTTACTGCAACTAATTGGAGTATCACTGGAAATGTATTAACTGTCAATGCTTTGCAGAATACAACTGACGTTGTAAAGCTTGGTGAAGCTATTGGTGGTAATGATTCAAACTATTATGGTGGATTTACACTAAATAGTGGTTCATTTTCAATAAACAATTCAACTAATGTTTTAACTGTCTCATCATTAAATGGTCAAGGTGCTGTTTATATAGGCGCGCCAGTATCGTATTCATCTTCATCAAGTCCATCAGAAGTTTATGTAACCACATTACTATCTGGAGTTTTAGGCGCTGCTGGTGCTACTTATCAATTATCAGGTTCATTAACAGGCTCAGGCAATCTAACATCACCAACAGTAACAATAACAGGATATACAACTGGTAGAGGAAATACTGGAGCTTATACATTAAGCCATTCTTATTTATCAACAATATCATCAACAACTAATAATTTAGTTGGATATTACAATCAAAAATCTAATAACATTCAAATATTAGATAATGACAATGGATATGGCTCAGCTAATTATACCAACCATTACCACGTTAATATTCCAGACAATAACGATGTTCAACAGGTAACAATACGAGTTAATTGTATGCAAGCTATGACGCTTGTTGAACCTTTTTATATTGGTAATAAATGTACAAATGTTGATGTTAAAATACCGAGCTTAGTACAAAATGGATTATGGGAATGTTCATATCCATTTAAAGATACAGGAAATCCAAATTATGGTTTAAATGCTTATAAGATTGGAAATGGAGCTAGCGGAGTAATCATTAAAGATTCTTTAAAAATTCTTTATAATGATAATCCAACAGTAAATGGATATGGAATAACTTTACCAATGTTCGGTTGTACTGTAGGTGCGCCAGCCACTGGAACTTATTATGTTGGCTGCAATGGCACACAAACTGGTATTAATGCCACGGCTTACTTAATGCCTATGGCTGCTACTATAGTGATGTTGTCTGTTGAGCTGTTTTCTTTGCCAACAGGTTCAAATACAATATCATTCCAGATAATAAACAACGCAACTTTATTAGGCAATGTTTTAACATTTACATCTACTGGTTGGACATACGGTTCATTATCTGGAAGTACAGCTCAAGCAACAATACCATTAACAGGTTCTTATTCAATACCACAACAAGCAGCCGGTTCAATATTAGCATTAAAAATGATTGTTGCTGGAGCTGCTGCTGCTGGCTCTATAAAATACTCTATGATTGCTAATGCTTAATCTAATCTTTCAGAAAGAAATTTAAGACCATCATTAACAATCATATCCTCTATTTCTTTCTTGCTAATCAAACACTTAACAACAGCTTCATCAATAGTGTCTAATCCAACAAGATTAATATAGGTTACATTTTTGTTCTGTCCTATTCTATGCGCTCTATCCTCACTTTGACTTCTAGCTGTTAAGCTATAGTCATTGCTATAATAAATAACATAAGAAGCACTAACCAAAGTTATACCCGTTCCACCAGCTTTAGCATTGCCAACAAAGACTTTTGCATCACCATTTTCAAAAGATTCTATAGCTTCAAGTCTTTCTGCCTTAGAAATTTCACCATAATACTTAACATGGCTTATTTTTTCATTTTTAAGTATTTCAATAATGTCTTTAATCTCTTGGGTAAATCTTGCCCAAATTATTACTTTGTTGCCTTCGTTAATGATAGATTCTATGCACTCTAGCAATGCCTTAGACTTAGGGCTATCTCCAGCAATCTTAATCGGTAAAGGATTTAAAGGACTTATAAAGTAACCAGATGTTACTTGAGACAATTTAGTAATAGCAGTCAATTTATTTATAACTGTTTCTTGACCTTCAAACTCTATTCTAAGCTCATCTTCAATTTTGTTATAAACTTTTCTTTGTTCACTTGTCAATTGAAAAAATACATTTTTATGTATTTTATCTGGCAAGTCTAAACACTCACTTTTTAAAACTCTGTAGCTATGTGGCTGCATTAGTTTAATCAATTTATCAATGTTTTTATACTTCTTTTTACCATCATCAGTTCTATCAACAATTTGTGGCATCCTTCTACTTGTTGATGCTTTTGCAACTCTTGCATTATGATTTGCTATAACAGTGCTTATGACATTGAAAGATTTTAGAACTGTTGTTTTTGATTCATGAACGACATTTGGATTAAAACAATTTCTTATTTTTTCAATAACGTCTTGAATCTTTGCGTATTCACCAGATTCAACTAAATTAATCAAATTGTAAGAATGTGAATAGATTTGATCATCACTGCTTCTTTTAAGAATTTCATGTGCAATCAAAACATTTTGCTTTATTGTTTGAATTTCACCGTAATTCCATGGCGTTTTTTCTTTAGCGAATTTCTGCATTAATCTATGCTCTGATGATAGCATTTCGGCATATTCAGCTTTAAAAGAATAAAAACTGTTTGCCTGTAAAATACTTTCATCAAGAAATGCAAATTGACTGTAAAAGTCAAATGGGCAGCCATCAGTTGGTGTACCTGTCATAATTCTACGATACTTTGAATATGGTTTTAAATCCATTAAAGCTTTCGTGCGCTTGCTTGATGGTGATTTAATAAAGTGACTTTCATCAGCAGCAATAAATAATTTTCCAGAAGTCTTGCAAAACTTCATAGCAGCATCAAAGCCATTTTTATTTTGTAACGCTTCCCAATTCATTGTGAAAATTCTTAACTTTCCGTTTTGTGGAACAAAAATGGAATCTAATTTTTTCTTGTATGAAGCTGTATGATTTGATTGCCAAGCAACTGCATTGTATTCTACAAAATCAGGCATGTGCTTTTTAAGCTCAATCAATGTCCAGTTTAAATGCACACCATTAGGTGCAAATACAAGAACGCTATCACAATCACCACTAGAGTATAACTCAGCAATATTATTGATAACCATAAATGTTTTACCAGTTCCCATATCAGCTAACAAAGCAAATGCTTCTCTTCTGGCATATCTGTTATGGTATTCTAGTTGATGCTTGTATGGTTTATTTTTAAATTCCATCTATTTCACCTTTTTTAGACATTAAAGTATTTCTCATAAATAAAAAATCTGTCGAGTCAGGGTGAACAGCTTTAAAAGCTGCTTTGCTAACTAGCGAATTAACAGATAAAAAATTTATTTCATCACCGTATTTACAGCCATCAATTAAAATCCATCTATTTTTATCAGTAACAATTAATACCCAACCAACACCGCCAGAATTACGTTGACGCAAAAACCAATTCATTTGTGCTTGGCTTAATTTGTGATTGCTACCGAATAATGGTGTTAATGGTTTTTTAGGCTCTTTTGGGCATTTTATTTCAATCCAACCTTCAATTCCTTCGATACAAAAATTAACATCTGGATTTCCAACGCCAACAACATTTTCAATTCTGTCGCATCTGTCTAGCGGCTTAATTGCTTTTTCTCTAAATTTTTGATAAGCTATTTTTTCATTCATACTAATTTAACATCTCCATCATGCTCAAGCTGTTGAATAATTGCACAGTATTTTGGACTTTCTTTGTATTCTGCAACTTGACAAGTGTGGTTTACCATAGAATTACAACTTAAACAAGGTTCAGCAGTTCCAAGATTCATCATAAATTCTCTACCAACAAAATCCTCCAAAGTACATTTTACACCGCCTAATCTATGTGGAAAATTATAAGCATCACAATGACAAGTGTATTGTAATATTTTACCATCTTTTTTTCTTCTGCCAATATTAAGGTTACTTTGTTTCATTTTAATAGTTTCCATTTTGCAATAAAAGCGAATCTAATACCATGCCAGAATTTAGCCCTTATTAAAAGATGGCTTCCTACTGGTATATTTTCGACAAAATCTATTCCAATTCTTAAATAATCTTTTCTTCCAATCCTAGCGTTAATCATATCTGTATCATCACGCAATCTCAAATCTAAAAATTCTAATTGTCCATTTTCAACCTTTCCATCACGCTTTTTTATTTCATTTTCTTCATTAGCGTTTCTAGGATTTTTATGTACAAGTTCACCTAAAAATACTATCTCAGTGCCATTTGGATAGTCTCTACCAATTTCTTTTATGGTAAAAACTTTTTCAGCAGATATTCCATTTTCAGAAGGATTTTCATATAAATGTCCATATAATGTTTTAAATGGAAATATATCATTAAACGGGTTTTCTGCTTTGTTTATGGTTTCTATTTGCTTTTGAGTCAATTTACCCATATTTCTAGCTTCAACCAACTTATTAGCTTTACTTTCTCCAATTCCTTTTAAGTTTGTAAATCCACCAATTAACTTTCCATTTTTAACAGACCAATTTACTTCAGAAAGTTCTAAATCAAATGGTACATGGTAAATTTCTTCCTTGTACATTTCACGCAACAAAGCAACGGCAGAATCTTGATCTTTTGCATTTCTTAAATTTGCTGCTGCGAACTCTAATGGTCTATGTGCTTTTACCCAAGCGCACCAATAGCTTATGGTAGCGTATGAATAAGTATGAGATTTATTCATCTGCCAAGAACCCATAGAACTGATTAAAAGCCAAATATCGGCAGCTTCTTTTTCATCAATTCCTTGTTCACTAGCTCCTTGAATAAACCTAGATTTGAATTGGTGGAAAAATTCTTCACCAAGTGATTTACTCATGCCCTTTCTAACTGCGTTTACATCTGGCCAGTCGAATTTGCCAACGTGTCTAACAATGGCTATGGTATGCTCTTGGTATATTGGCAATCCATAAGATTCTTCCATATGCTTATGAACTAATGGATGTAATTCTTTATATGGCAAACCAAAACGTCTATCCATCCATTTCCATGTTACACCACCACCAAATGGTCCAGGTCTGGCAAGTGCAGTAATAGAATCAATATCAGTCAAGCTTGCATAAGACTCTCTCATAAATTCAGAAACAGAACGCATGGCAACTCCTTCAAACTGGAATATATTGCACAACCGCTGTTTATTGAAAATTTCATATACTTTATGGTCATCAAAAGTCAAGTTGTAAAAATCAACATCCGGTGCAGCATCATTAAGAATTGACAAAGTTCTAAGACCAAGAACGTCAATTTTCAATAAATTTAAATATTCTGCATCGTATTTTTCAACATGGGCAATTCCGTTATCGTCAACTACACAATAATTATTAATATCATTATTGCATATTAACAAACCAGCAGCATGTACGCCAGTATGACTTGCATGACCTTCTATATCCATCGCTCTTAAAGCTTCTGGATACATTCTTGAAAAATTTTTACCAGGTTCAGTTGTTTTTAAGGTGTCCTCTAAGCAGTTTGACGCTCTGGCATCTGCTGATGACCGTTCTACCATAGCAACTTTAACGCCTATGGTGGCTTGTGGTGGAATGTTTAGTGCTTTACAAACCGTTATCAACGCTGATTTTGGCTTGTATCTTGATATTGTTCCTATATGAGCTGTATTGTCAAAACCATATTTGTTTGACATATACTCAAAAACCAAATGTCTTTTGTCATCAGGAAAGTCAATATCAATATCAGGTAAGTCAAAACGTGTTATGTCGATAAATCTTTCAAAGAATAATTTTGGTGGTATCGGGTCAATCTCAGTAATGCGTGTTAAATAGCACACAAGAGAGCCTGCACTAGAGCCTCTGGATGGTCCAACCAACATTAAGCTTTTTGCATAAACAACCATGTCAGAAACTATTATGAAATAACTTTCATACTTCTTTTCTTTGATTAAACCAAGTTCATAGTTTAATCTTGTTTCATATTCATCTGTCCATTTATCCTGCATCTTTCTGTAAATGATGCCTTCTCTACATAACTTTTCAAGGTCTCCATCAGCATAAATAGTCGGTGCTTTAGAAAGTTCAAAAACTTCACAGCTATCAACAATTTGACTAGCGACATCTTGATATTTTAGTTCATCTAAAATATATTGCTTTGTTGTTTTGCTTCCATATTTACTTATTAATTCAAATGTTTCTTTGTCTTTTTCAAAACAATAAGAATTATCAGAAGTATCAATAATTCTTAATCCATAAACATTGGCTATCTGCTCTTTTTTCTTATTTATAACAAAGCTTGCTGGAGAAGCATCTAATATTGCATTGATACGAGCAAGCCATTCACCATCAACAATATCACCGGCAAAAACTAAAATATTTTCGCTAATATGTTCTATATCTGCTCTGTAAAGCCTGTTTATTTTGCCTGTACGGCTCGAAATAGATTGTCTATAGCTAAGGCTAATTAATTTATAAAGCTCTGTTAAACCGCTTTTATTGCGAGCTAAAAACCACATTTTTGGAGTTAAAAAATTGTCATCAGACACGCAACATTCAACGCCAAATATAGGTTTAATTCCAGCACTATTGCAAGCCTTGTAAAATTTAACGTGACCCCATGTATTGGAATCTACAATGGCAGCAGCAGAACAATTAATCTCTTTCAACCTATCAACAACTGTTTGAATTTTTGCAAATGTCTGACCAAATGAATATTCAGTTCTAACTTTTAATTGTATCATAAAATCCTTTATTAATTATAAGTTGAATACAACAGGTAATTAATTACCTGTTGTTATATTTTACTTGTTTTTAACCGCTAATAACAGCTTATTTAATGCCTTTACTTGCTGTTACTTCGCGTTGTTCATTGTACCGTCCTTTTATTGCATAACTAAAATCATCCGGTACATGTTCATGTTCAAAAAATAAAACTTGACCAATTTTCATTCCTTCTTTGAGAATTAAAGTATGTTCTTGAGTCATATTTTTTAATTCAAGTGTTAATCGACTTCCTGTCCAACCGGCATCGCACCAACCAGCGTTAAGATGTTCTAAGCCATTTCTAGCCATCGAACTTTTAAGCTTATACTCTGCGCTGATATTATTTGGCAAATTAAAAATTTCATTTGAACAAGCAAGAATGAATTGGTCTGGATTTAACATGAATCCATTTTCACCGATATTTTGCTTTAACATGCGGATATTTTGCTTTTTGCTTAAATCAATGAATTGATTTTCTTGGTCTAACCATTCGACCATAACAGTTTTGTGCAGTGTTATATCTATGCTAGAACCATTTATATTTTCTTTTTCTGCATTAATAACGCCAGCTTCAACAAGCTCAACTAATCTATTATGTGATAATAACATTGTTTTCTCCTTATGGATTTGCTTTTAAATAATTGCCTAGTTTAGTTAGACCAAAGCCACTTTTTAAAGTTTCACCGCTTTTAGTAAGTGTCCACCTTCTTGTTTTTGAATTGTAGCTGACATTATAAGAACCACGCTTTAAAATGTCATTTTCACCTTTTGACGTTATTTTTTTAAAGCCATTTGCTTTGCAGAAAATATCAACTAAATCACCGCCAGATTCAACATTTTCACCGCCTAAATCAGTATTGTGACCTTTTTCATCAGATTTATTAAATGTGGCTCTTTCTGGTGGTTTTTCTTCTGTGTTTTCTTTTTTGAAACTGTCAGCTTTTGTTTTACTTGGATTTGGAACGAACTTTCCACCAACACCACGTTTGTGCTTTCCTTCAGCAAATTTTTTACCAGTTGGAGAGTCTTTTATTGTTTCTTTCATAATTCACCTAAATTGTAAATGATAAATATGATTACCACTATTAAAGCTAGTAAAATCATAGTAAAGTAAAAAATCCATCTTTTTTCAAGATTTCATACAAAGCCATAGCATCATCAATAGCTCGATGTGTCTGTTCAAGTGGAACGCCAAAAACAGATTCATAAAGTTTTTTCAAATTTGGTTTATGTCCAAAGCGACTTGTATACTCTTGAACTGAACAGATAGTTTTTGATGGCCATGGAAAATCAACGCAATCACAACGCTTTAAATCATTTTTTAACATTCCAACATCAAAACCAGCATTATGAGCAATTAAAACATCGCACTGGCTAATTGCAGCTTTAATTGCTGGCAACAATGTTTTAAAAGTTGGTTGGTCTTCAAGGTCACTGGTTTTGATTCCTGTTATTTTGGTGATTTCTTTACTAAGTGGTAAATCACCAGGATTAATCAACCAATTATATTGACTGATTATTTTTTGACTATCACTATCGACAATTACAATTCCAAGCTCAATTATTTTCGGCTGTTTTTCTAATGGTGCTGTTGATGGCAATAGTAAGCCAGTTGTTTCTGTATCTATGATTGCAACTCTCATTTTTATCCTATATATATTTATTGATTATTCTGGTTTTGCTAAAGACATATTTTTCATCAAAATTTTGTCTTATCCATTTTAAAGCATATTCATTTGTTAAATCAACATTATGAAGATTATTATTGTCTTTTTCGCTAACTTCTTGACCAAGCACACTTTTCCAACTGTGAAGCTCTTTATGTTTGGTCGGGTTATTAAACTGTTTAGCTGTATAATAACCTAATCTGTTAAAATTCAAAGCCATAATTAATTCTTCTCTGCACCCATAGAAATCAAGTGTTTCACTAGGGAATAAGCGTCCACCACAAACATTTCTAATGACCAATCCTTTTGCGGTAGCAATTTCTTTGCCGATGTCGTATCTTTTTATTTCATACTTATCAAGATTGCCACCAAGACTTCCAACACAATTAACAATTCCACAATTAGGATTATTTTCTAAATAATCAATGCATTGACCATAACGATAACCTGAATTTTCTGGGAATTTTTTAGTTCCTTCAGAAAATTGAATATTGTCATCAACAGATATAAAATATTTTGCAGTTCTGAAATTGTAAAATGATTGATGTCTTAACTTAAATATCTGACATGGATTAGTTTCATTTTGAAACAAGATTCTATAATCAATATTAAATGATTTAAGTCTTGTTTCAATTATGGATGAATATTTTTTCCAATCATCACCCTGTGCAACTATTGAAAAGCAAACTTTGCCTTTTAAAAATAATGGTTCTATGTTGGATAAGCTTCTTTCTGAGAACAAATATTTATCAGCATGTTCAATATTATTACTTGGGACGCAGATTGCAATAATCATTTAAACTTCTCCTTATTGGACAATATTTCTTCAATGATTGCACAATAAACTGCTATGTCGTGAACAGAGTCTATATGTTCAAGACCAGAATTTGCAAATCTAGAAATCTTTCCAAGTATAATTTCAAATATATACCAGTGCGCTTTATCAACAATTTCTGGCAAAACACCATCAGGAAATAAAACCCTAGTTAAATCACGAACTTGCGTAAAATTTCCACCATATGTTTCTGACCTATTTTTGTACGTTTCAACCATTTCTAACAAAATGTCACCAGCATTTTTACCTTCAGGTGGACATGGTTTGATTTTTACTAAAGGTACGCTTTCATAATGTTCCATAAAATTCTCACTTATAAGTTAAATTGTGAATTTTTAAAATTTCAGAAACAACACCATTACGATTGTACATTTCGATAACATCCCAACGGTCATCGTAAGCGCAAACGATGTCTCTTTGAAGAATATCGAATTGGTCAAATAGTTGGTCTAAGTAAAACTCTTTTAAATCTGGTGATTTTAAAATGTTTCCATAAGGTCGCATCAACAAAGCTTTTACTTCTCTAATTCCAGCAACTTTATCAAGCCATCTTTCAGTTTCAGGTCGATACTTTTCAGGTCGTGCTGTAAAGATGATGGTGTCGTAAATCTCATTGATATAATGAGTATTTGCTGGTCTATCTTTGTGGCATTGCTGGTGATATTTTTCATATCGTTCATCACCAGTTTTTGACATATCATTGCTGATACAGTTGTCTAGGTCGAAAATTTGGACTCTCATTTTAATTCCTTAAAATCATCAAGAACGCACCAATCAGGTGGATTGTTTTCAGTTTTAGTATTAAATTTTTTCTTTGACAATTCACAAGTTATGCTATGTTGCAAGGCTGGTTCATACTGTGCATATTTACATTGATAACAGTTTTCAATTTTAATAATAATTTGTTTTATCATTACATTGTTTTTCCATTTTTTGCTACTGGTTTTGCTTCATATCTAATAGACCAGAATTTTTCTTTAGCAATTTTCTTTGCTTCTGTTCTATCTAGCTCTGGGAAATACACTGGACACTCTTTTTTCCCGTAGCTTGGAAAAGCGCAAGTGCCATCACTAACACATTGAACCTGTATAAATTCCTCAGTCCACGGATGAACTAAAATAACTTCTTCACGCATTTCTCTGAATACATCTTGGTATTCAGATTGCGTTCTAGTGCAGAGTCTTAATTTACCCATATCGGCTAAAGTTCTAAGGTTGAACTTAGCATATATTGAAGTTGTTATGTTTTGCGGTAATAAAGCGCGCGCATCGTGCATTGGACAACCAATATCGACAAGTTCACCATAAGCAGATTTTACAGATTCAATCGCTTTAGACCAAATAGTTTGCATGTCTGGATTATCAAGAATTGATTGTGGTGTGATAATTTCTTGTTCTCTAACATCACAAGCTCTCATTGTCTGTTGAGCATAACTGCCAGTTCTAGTTCTAACTAGCTGGTGGGTAAAAACTCTTGTTACAACTTCAACCTTGAAAACGTAATCAACAAATTCCCAGCTAGACTTTATGGTGTTTCGCATGTATTCAAGATGTTCCATTTTCTTTTCATCATTCCATAAAGCGACATCATCATCAGAAGTCAAACGAGTATTTTTAGTCTCCAACAAAAGTTCAAGTGCATCTGTTGTGTACCTTACCAATTTAGCTTTCATTTTATTCCTTAGTGACAATTTTGTTTGACTCAATCAAATCATTAAATGATTCAACACTGATAAATGTTTTAGTGATTTGACCACCTAATCGTATTGCTCCACATTCAGAGCATGCATAATTCTGTTTAATCTTAAATTTTATTTCTATTAGCATATAAAATCCTTAAATAAGGTAGCTAAAATTAGATTGCAGCTTAGATTACTTAAAATCTAAGCTGCCCTACTATTAAAAAATTATCGTTTAATAGCGAGCTTTACAGCTCTAATATTGCATTAGCGACATCTGTTTTTAAAGTCGCTCTGTCGCCAAATTGCGCTCTATCAATAGCACGGCTTTTGTCTGTTCGTAAATTGATTACATCGTAATCTGCCCATTGTGTAAAGGCATTAACTAAGCCCCAACCAGTTCCATCAGCAGTTTTTAAATCAGAGCCAATTCCTTTTCCACTAAACAACTCAATGATATTATTTAATGGTTTGCTAGTTAAAACTAGCTCTTTAGGCAACAAGTCCTCATCATTAGGAATGTTCAAATGTTTAGCAGCGATAGTTATGGCTTCATCACGACTCAACTTAATCTTTGTTAATGATTCACATTCATTAACAAAATTTTCCCAAACGTCTGATGCTAAACCAAGTTTACTTTTTACAGAGTCAACATTAAAGAATTGACTGTGTGGAGTTCTAATTTTAGCGTTTTGCCCTTTTCCACCAATAGCCATACGCAGAGTGTTATTACAAACAACTCTGGTCGATGTAAAATGGGCAACTGTTGACATGCTACCATCAAGGCTTGTTCCAACTAATAGATATGGCTTAATTTCATCAACTCCACCAATTTTAACGGATTCGCCTACTTTAGCCAAAGCCCAAAGTTTTTTACCACCGAAAAGTACACCGGCAGTATCCATTTTAAAACCAGCCGATTCTGTTAAATCTCTAAAGAATTCAAGAACTTCTTTAGGTTGAACTATGTTGTATCTTTCGGATACAATGCCTAGAGGATAATCATTATCAGCTCTAAACAAAACACGTTTTCCAGTGTAATAATGGCGACCAGGATTATTAGTCATATAAGCAACAGGACTACTTAACGCTTCCCAATCCATACCAGCTTCTACACGCCAAACATCTAAATCAGCATCATCTGTCAATTCTTGACCTAAACCATGCCAAATTTCTTTGCGACTTCCAACAAATGCCATTGCTGCTTTGCCAGTGCTTAAATCTATTTCATGTGCCATTTTAATCTACCTTGCCCAGTGGGCTAAAAATATAAGTTGAATATGTAGTAAAGACTACGGAATAATAATAACAGAAAAATGCAGAAAAACAAGTATATTTTTAACTGTATTTCTCATTGAGTTCTTCAAGCTTTTTAATTTGCCTTTCAGTTAAAGAATAGCCTTTTTTAAGCCTAACTTCAACAGATTTACAAAATTCATTTTCCCAATCATTTGTTGTTTCTTGCAACACATTATTTATCATAATGTAATATTCATCACGCCAATCTTTTCTCATCTTAATAACCTCATAGAATAATAATCACTTTCAATCATCTTTTTAATCTGGTAAATATCTTGCATAACATCATCCAACAAAATATTTTTCCAAATAGACATTCTTCCTAAGCTGAAAACATTACAATCATCAGTAAGCTTTCCGATTAAAGCACGTCTTACATTGTCATTAATATTTTCAATTTTACCTTGCGTTGACTCTTCAAAGCCTTTTTCAATAATTTGCAAGTTAAGTATTTCTTCAACGTCCAAACCAAAAGCTTTCAAAACAATTTCAATTTGCGTCCAAGAAGGAGCTGTTAAAGCTTTTGCTTCAATAATCATTTTATTACCAGTTATTGAAGCTCTGTATATTTGGCTTTTTTCTTCATAGTTTGGAAATTCCAAAAATTCATCTGGAAAATAAATTGTTTGATAAACATTGCAATCTGGTATTTCAAATTCTAACACCATTATTTTAAACATTTTAAATTTAAAATCCAGATTTATATTAGCTAGTTTGCAGTTTACATGCAATGGCATTGTGCTAATGATAGTGTTATTTTCAAATTGTTTGAAGTTGTCAACAGGAGAGTTGAAATAAATCCTGCTGTAACATCTTTCAATTAATCTTTCCTGTAAGTCACACGGTGCAATCCATCTTTCAACTGTTTTTAAATCCCAAATAGACCTGTCGCTAATTTTACCGCCTAAAACTTTTTGACTGTAAAGATTTGCCAATCTTATGCTGCAAGTGTCATAAAGTTTTCCTTCACTATAAATGTTTTTGTGTACAGTGACTTTTTTAAATGGTATCCCAAGTGCATCACCTATTTTTGAACTTCTGAATCTTAAAATACCTTTGTGCTTTTTTAACTCATTTTCTTTTTGAGCTTCAAAAATCATTGCGTCTTGAAAAACTGTATTAGCAGCAATCAAACCGGCTAATCCACAACCAATTATTACTGACATTTCTTTCTACCTTACCATTTGGCAGTTGTGTTGATAAGCAATCCTGTTGCTGGCTTTACTGGCAACGTGCAAACAGAATTGGTTTTTTTCATCATAACAGTGGTCGTGACTTTTACAGAAATCAATGCACTCATTATAGCTACCTGCAAAAATAGCATCATTAAAATCTGAAATTTTACCACAACTGTTTTTGTCAGAAATACGCCCATTTGTGACGTAGAAACGACCTATAAAATCTGGCATTTTATTTTTCCTTTTTGAGTTGAATAATTTAATAGCGGTTTATATTTTCCTGTTTTTTATTTTAAAAGTAAAGATTATTTTTATTATTTTGTACTTGTTTTTTGTTGATAAAATAGCACGGAATTTGTCGAGTCCGTGTTGAACCGTGTTACTTATATAACGCTTATATAACTATATTAAATAACCTGTATTATTTTACATTATTTTATTTAACTTGATTCTTGGTTATATATAACACGGACGAACACGGACACGGACGTAATACAAATGTATTACAAATTAAAAAATAAGTGTTTAAGTGCTATTTTTAAGCTTGATTAATCCGTGTTATATATAGATAATTTATTTTTAAATAACGTGTAAAATTAACTTTATTTTTTTAATTTATGCGAGTATAATTATTTCTGTAGCGTCGTGCTGCTGATTGGCTTTTGCTGATTAATTCAACTTAAAGGAGAAACAATGAAAAAGGTATATGTGACACAAATACCGCACTCTAGGAAAAAGTCTGGTGATGGTTCTGTTGCCTTTGTTCCAACAGTGAACATAGGAACTGCAACTGAATTTGGAGAAATCATTGAGATGTTCCCACCACGTTCAGCTTTTCATATGAGTAAAGAACTTAGTGAACAATGCTATGAAAAACTGAAAAGTTTTAATCCAGAAGTGGATTACATATTGCCTATGGGCGATATGTTTATAACGTCAACAGTCCTAGCGATTCTAGGCAAAAGGTATGGTCATTTTAATGTCCTGAAATGGGATAAAAATCTTGGTCGCTATTTAAACAGTAAGGTGGTTATATGATTACGCTTGATGATGTTTCTGAATTGGCTAGATGCCTAGATGCTGCGGTCTTAAATGTTAAGATTGCAAAAGCTGCTCTTGAAGAAGCTGTTGAAAAACAACGCTTGTTATCTGAAGAGACAATTCCTGCTGTTATGCAGGAATTAGGCGTTAAGGATTTGACTTTAGAAAATGGCAAAAAAATGTCATTGAAACAAGATGTTTATTCCCAAATACCAAACGACAAAAAGCCATTGTGCTATGCTTGGTTAAATGAAAAAGGTTTTGGTGGATTGATTAAAACCACTGTATCCGTTGAATTTGGCAAAGGTGAAAGAGAGGACGCGCTTGAACTTGTAAACAAGTTAAATGCTTCTGGTCTTAATAACATTGGCTTCCAAGAAGGAGTGCATGTTCAAACGATGAAGTCTTTTTTGAAAGAACAAATCAAGAAAGGCAATCCAGATTTAGATTTGGAACTTTTCGGTGCAAAAGTGGTAAATATTGCCACAATAAAATAATTGAATTTTTTAACTTTTAAATGTGGAGATTAAAATGCCTAAAGAAACTAAAACCGGAACTGCTGGATTGGAAAATAGCGTTGCTGATGCTGTTGAAGAAGTTAAAAACTTGCCTATTGCTGCTGAAGAAATGAACTGGGAAGATGATGCTGGCGCTGGTACAGAAGGCGCGGATAAATCATCATTTGCAATTCCATTTATAACAATGCTGCAAGCTCAATCACCACAGTTGGTTGGTGAAGCACCAATGGAAGGTGCAAAAGCAGGTAGATTCATCAATAACATAACTAATGAAATTTTTGATTATGTTGAGTTTATACCAGCGTCTTTTCAGCGTACATTTATTCGTTGGGGCGCTAATCGTGGTGGTTATAAAGGTGATTTTTCACCAATTGATGTTGAAACTGGTCGCGTTGAAGGAATGACAAATCACAATGGTCGTTATTTGATGGATGTTCCTGTTGGTCAACCTATCTTTGCGCCAACTGGACAAGCATTGTATGATGAGTTAGTTGATACGAGAAATCATTTCGTGCTGTACAAAGCTAAAAATGGTTCTTGGCAGCCAGCAATCATGTCATTAAGCAGCACACAAATAAAGAAATCAAAACGCTTGATGTCGCTTATTACAGGTATTGAAATTGCTAAAAAAGACGGCTCAACCTACAATCCACCATCATTTAGTCATATTTATGTTGCATCGGCTACTTTTGAGAAAAACACAAAAGGCTCTTGGTGGGGTTGGGATTTTAAAGTTCAACGACCATTGAATTCTCAAGAAGCTCAAACTTATGCTAAAGCCAAAATATTCAGCAAATCGGTTACTGATGGCGCTATTAAATCTGAACCACCTGTTGACAGTAATTTTGGCGAAAACATAGACCCAGCAACTGGTGAAGTCAAATTTTAATTAATTGAACTAACCAAAGGCTATCCAAAAGATAGCCTTTTTATTTATCTAAGGAGTTTCATATGCCAGTAAGAATAATTAGAAAGTCAAATAATGAATTCATTATTAATAATGATAATGACACGCCAATTTTGGTTGGGCGACCAGGAACTGATGAAATAATCGTTCCACCCTATGTAAGCATTGATTTAAATATCGAATCTAGTCTTGACATTTGGGATGCTGTTGGTGATGAGCTAGAGGAATGTAAAAAAGAGCTTGCAAACAATTTAGAAAACAATCTTTAACCCGTTTAATTTTAGCTACACGACACAAAAATGTTTTTGTAATAACAACATATTGCTTTTAAATTTTTGTTCCGTGTAGCTAATTTATAGCTGTTTTATTTGTGAGTTTATTTATGATTAAAGAGATAGTTGATTGGGCAAAAGATTATGTGAATTTAGGTTGGTATGTTTTCCCTTTGCATACTATGAACAATGGTATTTGCACTTGTGGAAATGATACTTGTTCTGATGCTGGTAAACATCCTAGAATTGGTCGAGGATTAAAAGCAGCAAGCAGAGATTTATCACAAATTGAAAAGTGGTTTTCTAAAGATGGTGAATTTGCCGGTCTTGCAAATATAGGCTTAGTTACTGGTGAACTTTCTGGCATTACTATTCTTGATATTGATATTGGTAATGGAAAGTTAGGTGCTGAAACTTGGCAACAACTTTGTGATGAAAGTGGTGAACCAGATACATTATCAGCGTCAACTGGTGGTGGTGGAATACACTTTGTATTCAAATACAGTTCATCATTAAAAACTAGCAGTAACACACTTGGTAAAGGCGTTGATTGTCGGAATGATAAAGGTTATATAGTAGCACCACCAAGTTTACATCGTAGTGGTGGAGTTTATAGCTGGAATAACTGGGAAAGAATAATCGAACTAGGTATAAATGGTTTAGCATTTTTACCAGCTCATTTATCAGTTAGAAAAGATGGGCGTGGCAGACCAGCTGGTGGAGAAAACAGAAAGAAAGGCAAGCGATGGACTATTGAGCAAGTCGCTAGGATGCTTGAATTTATACCATCAGATGATAGAGATTTATGGCGTAATGTTGGTATAATTCTTGGTCGTGAATTTAAGCAGTCTGATGATGCGTTTCAAGTCTATTGTGATTGGTCTGATAAATGGGATGGTAAAAAAGGTCGAAATCATAATGACATAATGAACGAAGCTTTTTATGATATTAGTAAAAAGCAGGATAAGTCTGAACTAAGCATTGGAACTATTGTTAAACTTGCTACTGACAATGGTTGGGCTCCATTACAAGGTGAAGTTCCAATTGATAGATTCGTCTATTATGCACCAGGAAATGTGTTTATCTATAGACCAACATTTACACAATGGATAGGTACGGCTGTGGATGCAGCAGTTTCACCAGTTAATTCTGATGGAAAAATTATTTCAGCAAGCGAGTGGTTAAAGCAAAATATGCTGGCTACTAGCATGACTAAAAACCCTGCTTTAGATGAAGATTATGTAAAAGACCACGACTGTTCCAACGGTGAAATATTTGAATCATCCGGTGGTGCTGTTTACAACTCATATCGAAAATCTACAATACATTTGGGTGACAGTTCTTTAGCCAAACCATTTGTAAACCATGTCAACAAAGTATTTAACAAGATTGGTGATGCTAATCAATTCTTAGACTACATGGCACATAGAGTTCAAAAGCCATGGGAAAAGCCGAGATTCGCAATACTGATAGCAGGTTCACAAGGTGTTGGTAAAGACACTGCCGTTGAATTTTGCGTTCCAGCTATCGGTGGCTGGAATATAAGCAATATCGAACCTGCTAGTTTAGAAAGCTCATTTAATGAATACTCAGCTTCAACGCTAGTAAGAATATCAGAAGCAGCCAATTTGCATGAGATGACTAAATGGGCATTTAATGAAAAGACAAAAGTGTTAATTGCCGGTAATCCTGATGACCTTATGATTAATCCTAAGTATGGTCAAAAGTATGACATAAAAATGTATTGTGGTGTAATCGTTACAACAAACCACCTTGCTAGTGGTATATATATTCCATCAGATGATAGAAGGTATGATGTTATTGATTCAGCTTCTATTCAAGAAATGGGATTGGCTGATGAAGAAGAAAAGAAAAAGTATTTCACAGAACTTTGGGAATGGTTTTATGATGGTGGCATGAATCATGTTGCAGCCTTTCTTAATGAAAGAGACATAAGCAAGTTCAACGCGAGTACAGGGCAACGCAAGACAGAGGCTCACGCTATGGTGGTCGCTTCTTCAATGCAAACTGATAGTTGGTTGTTGGATGCTCTTGAGAAATTTGATGGTAAAGATTATGTTAGAGCTGATGAAATTATAGCGGAGTGCCTTAGACTTGGTGACGTTAAAATCGAAAGCATACGACCTAGATTAGCAGCAGCAATGTCACGCTGTGGATATAAAGTAATGAGAAAATACGGCATTAAAGATGGTCGATGGAAAATAAATGGTAAGAATGTTATGCTTTATGCTAAGAATGAAGCAGCTAATTTATTTGAAAATAGCCAGTTGCCAGAATACCTATATATGGAGATTTTTTGATGGCTATTATTAATATAAGAGATTTTTCTGCCAAATACGGAATTAAGTATCATATCGTTTATCAACGCATCAGAAAGCTAGATATTCAACCTGCACGGTCTATCGTTAAGAAAAATTACACCATTTTTGAATATGATGAAGAAACCATCAAAAAAGTAATGTCAATGTATGAAAAAAATGTCGAGGGAATGTTATCAATTAAACAAGCCAGCGACAAATTTTCTCTTTCTGAAACATACATTTGTCAGTTAATTCACAAATTTGGATTAAATCCTGCAAGAAAAGTTGGCAGATTAAAAATGTTTGATGAAGTTGAAATGGAAAATCTTTTAATCAATAAAGAAGTAAAAATTGATAAGATAAATGCTGAGAGACAAAAATTTTACTTGAGAAAATAATATGAAAGTTTCAGTTGGCAAAATAAACCGAAAAAGAAAACCATTGTCATTTAGACAAATGAGATGGAATAAGAAAGCTAAAATTGTTGAAAAACACAAAGATAGAATTATAGTCAGAAAGAAAAAATCGGTTGATTTTGAAAACATGATTGTTAGCAATCTGTATTATATTTTGTTTAAATTCAGCGGATGCAAAAATTTTGGCTTTAAAGTAAATGGCACTGTAAATGGTCAATCGCCCAAAGGTAGACGGTTCAAATTAATAAGGAGTTAAAAATGATTTATGAAAACTTCAAAAAATAATATAGCACAGCAATTTGCCATTGCGCTAATTAATGAAAGATGGAACACAGTTGTCAATACTGTAAGTACAATAACATCAACAATTGATATTGCACTTACTTTTAAAATAACAGAAAACTGTCAAAATATTAAAAATGTCCAATGTGAATGTATTAAGCATACGCCACATTGCAGAAATTTAAGAAAAACTAAAAGGTGTGAAATGACTATTGAAGAATTAGAAAACAAGATTGCTGAATTTGCTGCTGAAATAGCGACTGATATAGAAAAATTAAAGAATCCTGTTGTTGCAACATGGGAGCCTGAAGGTGGTAATTTTTATATCAGACCAACAGGTGAAACGTATCACGATTCATCATCTTGCTTTACAAGATCATTTGGAGTAGAAAGAAAAACCAAAGAAGCCGCAGAAAAAGCCCGTGATGCCATGCGTGTTTTTAACAGATTATTGGCTTACAGAGATGAAGTTGAACCTGACTATGCCAATGTTGATTTTTGTTACCATCTTGTAATTATAGATGGTGAATGGGATGTAGCATGTGTTGGTAAAGCTAACCATCCATTAGCTATATATTTTAACAGTGAGAAAAACGCACAAATACTAGCTGACAAACTAAACAGGGGTGAAGTTTTATTATGAATGATATAAAACAACAAGTTAGGTCTATGGTTAAATCTTTACCTGAACATGGCGACTATGCTATTTTCAAAGAGATTATTAATGACTCTATGGATGAGATTGAAAGACTTGAAAAACAATATAAATGGATAGCTGTTGAAGATGAATTACCTAAATGGTGGCATTATGGATTGTAACCAACCAAAAGCTCTAAATAAATATAGAATTACAAATGAAACTGGAGTTTATATAGGTAGTCCATAAATTTGAAGAGTATATACGGTCACGACCTGAATTGATGGAAGTTAGAAATCAATGTAAAAACTGTCACTTTTTGAAGTAACTGGAGATTCTATTGGTGGAATTAAAATGGGTGATTGCTTGGTAAACAATGTTGGTGAAATTAAAAATATGAATTCAATATTTAATAAAGCATTTGACAGAAATAAAAGGAACGCCAATGTTGTATCTGAAAATTATGCTTGCAATCTTTATAGTGAAAAAACAAAACAGATACAGCACGAATCAGAAGAATTAAAACCATGCCCATTTTGCAATAGCAAGGCTGTTTTGGTAAATGGTGCAGAAAATTTATGGTTTGTTAATTGCACTGGATGTTCTGTTGCTGTTTGTTGTTCTGAAGCAAAAGTTATTGGTGAACTAAGTAGTGAAGAGAATAAGCGTTGTGCTATTGATAAATGGAATAAAAGAACTTGTGGAAAATGTGGGCCATTCAGAGTGTATTACTCAAGAGGCATTAAAGTTTGCCATCGTTGTGGCACTGAAAGAAAAATCGTTTGGAGTAAAAATTAATGATTAAAGTATATGTTACACCATTGGTTGATTTACAATCTGTAATTGAACTTGGTATTGTTAATGGTAAAATTGACTTTGAAAGTGGCTTTATTACGGCTGAATTAAAAGTCAGCGCAGCTGAAATAATTGAGGATATTATTACAGACAGAATTGTAAAACATTGTTTAACTGGGGAATGATTATGAGACTTTGGGCTATTTTGTTAATGGTTGTTTGGATTGTTATTGCCGTTACATCTATTGATGAACGATTGAAGAAAGTTGAAATTTGGCATTGTGGAATGGAGTGTGGAAAATGAGTAAAAATTGCGCTTGCAAACATTCTGATTTGTTGGCGCTTTAGCGATGCAATGTTTTTGGACTATGTGGGGATTTAATAAGTATTGTTAAGGCTAATTAATAGCTAAAAAAACGATTTTAAGCGGCATACAGACAATAAAAAACCCGCTAGTAAGGTATTACTAGCGGGTTTTTCTTTTTGTAGCTTAAATCGAATCGTAGTTACAATTCGATACCCTGTCTATAAGCATGTATAATTCTTACCATTGCAGCTACTTCACCACTACCAGGTAAGAATTCAAAATGCAATCCAGCTTCTTTAAGTCTAGCTTTAACTTCTCCACCAGGCTTAACAGATTTCAATTTACCTTCACTATCCATCCAGTGTATTTTATAGCACCAACCTCTTGGATTCCGGTGGTGCTTTTCTTCACCTTCAAGCCAAAAATCGCCTTCAAACAATTCTTCGCATCCATCTTGCAAATATTCAGTAGGAATATTCTTGCTAGATGTCACTTTATCCGGCATTGGAATATCATCGTTTTTTCTGACAATTTTATTCCAGTGTCTACATCTTTTGTCAACTGCACCCATCACTATTGATAACGATTTCATATATCACCTATTTCATTAAATTAAAAAAGCCGTCCATGGCAATAGTTTTATCTACCTAGCAAATCTTCATCAGACCACGATTCAAGACTTTTGATGTTGATTGGTACAACTTTTCTTTCATCAAAAGCTTTCGCTCTAGTCCTTTCTTCACACTCTTTACAGGCATTATAAGCTTCAACAGCTTCTTCACTAATAGTGACTATTGGTTGTCCGCATCGCCATGAACCGTTTTTCAAATAAAAAGCTCTAAAAGGTATGCACATGAAAAAACCGAAAACCGGCAAACCATCAACAAAAACATTGCTACCGTTATTCTTGTCACCATCATGCTTGTCAAACCACATGTCATTAAACTCTGTGTAAATCTTAGGTTCAAATCCCATTTTATAACTCCGAATATAAGTTGAATTTATCTCTAGTGCACTTAGTATCCTAGAGATAATTATTTTACAGTATACAGCGTTAAACACAATATTTAACGCTGTATTCACACCTATTCTATAGCAGCTTGTTTCTTACCTGCTATCTGTCCACTCAAGTTAATTTTGTTACCAAACTCACGACCTTTATTGAACGACTCCCAGTCATTAATCTTAGTTTTTCTGTTTTTGCTAACTTCAAGTTTCAACCCTTTGTTTCTAATAAATTCATCATTAGCATCTGCTTCACTTTTGTGCAGATTAACAATGGCTAGAGCTGTTGATTCACTGAATTCTTTATTTTCAACATTGTTTTCGATAATGTCGTGAACTCTCCAGTAAATGGCATTAGCAGCACCGATATTAAATATCACGCCTTGCGCTGTTTTAACACGTTCTGACTCTATACTTTTCATCAGATATTCTGCCATTAATTTAGCAGTCAATACATTGCTTTCTTTGCCAACAAAGAAATAAGTGCATTTTTTCTTAGCATTGGAAGTTTCTAATGGAACTGTATTTTTGAAATAGCAAGTGCAGAAGTAAAGCTTTGCAATGGCATTGCAAATTGTTCTGTTGAACTTGTGATTATAATTCACAAAGTTTAATTCAGTTCTTTCTTCTGGGGTTTCTGTAAAGTCCTGAAGATCACCCATTTTCAAATTGTATTTCGCTAGAGTAGCATGAGCCATTCTCATGGCATTATCGCGTTCACCATCAGTAGCTCCGGCATTTTGAGCCAAAGCAATTAATTTGTTGACACGAGCAATAATTTTTTCGTTCATTTTGTTTCTCCAAAATATAAGTTGAAATCCTTAATAGTTTTACCAGACAATTCCTTTGTCTAGGTAAGCATTGTATCGCAATACTTTGAATAATGCAAATATTATTGTTGAAAATTTGCATTATTCAAAGTATCCCCATCTACAGAGTAGTTGGGGATAAACCGGAATTAAGCAGCTAAGTCTTCACCAGAAACTTCATCAGTTTCAATGTTTGATTCTTCAGCGTCAACACCAACAGCTACATTACCTTTTATGTCCGGCAATTCATGTTCTTTTTTTGGTTTTTTCTCTTTCTTTTCTTTGACTACTTTGACAATTTCAACAGCGTTAAAAGTGTATTCAATGCCGTCAATAGTCTTTTTAGCCACACCTTCTGATTTCATTTTTGCGCGTACTTTTATTCCATCTTTCATAACTAAAGACAGTTCTTTTTCCGCTTTGGCAAAACTTTCAAACTCGTGGATGTGATGTTTACCATCTTTAGTAAATGAAACAATACATCCAGAACGTTTGCTTCTTGCAGCACGCACCTTATCATCATTCCACGTGCTAGCCACACCAGCAGCGATTTTGCTAGCTGATTCGGCTTTTTTAGCAGCCAACTCTTCATCAGTCAACTCAACAACTGGAGCTTTTTCTTTTGCTGGGCGACCGCGTTTTTTGCCAGCTTTAATTTCAGCAGCAGCAGCTTCAATGTTAGCGTCCTCTAGCGTTAATTCAGCCTTTTCAGCAATTTCAGCAGCAGCAGCCAAGACTTCTTCATCAGTCATTTCTTCCAGCGCTTTTTTGTTTTCACCATCATGTTCGCTGTTTCCATGCTCTGCGTGAGATTCAGAATCATGATGGTGATTTTCATGTTGTTTTTCTGCATGAGTTTCATGTTCATGCGCTTCATGATGAGTATGAGGCATTTCTTCCACCTTGTCTTTTTCAAATTGTTTATTGTAAGCATTAAGTCGAGCTTCTTTTAATCTTTCTTCAGCTTCTGCACGATTGCCAAATTTAGAAACTGTGTTTCCAGTGATTTGGTTAAATTCTGCAAGCATTTCTGCCACAGTCATTTTCTTAACATTTTTCTTTTCCATTTTAATCTACCTTGCCATTAACAGGCTTAATATTGTCACAAGTTCTTTCAATACTTGAGACTGTTTTAAATTGTACGCCAACATTATTGCTGGTGCAACTGTTTTTAATTTAATGGGCTATTCCTAGCTTTAGCTCCATCATCTTGTTAGTTTCTTTTATCTCAAAACTTTCAAATAAGTCAACTGGTGCATCGGGATAAATCTTAATAAATTCAATTAAAGATTCATCTTGTAACTCTTTACTATCAAACAATCCACAAGGTATTGCTCTACCAGCATTTGAGTATTTTGCATTAATGAATAAAATTATCATTATATCCTCCAATTATTTGTAGATGTTTGCACGACAGCGATTATCAACTAATCGCGTAGTACCATAGACTTTGTTACAGCAAGCGCATGAACCGAATATTTCATTGCCATGCTCGTCATATTCTTTAGAATAACCAGTTCTAATATCGCTGATTAATTCTTCGTGATTTTGATAAACTTTCGGTTTAAAGCTCATCTCTAACTCCAAAAATATAAGTTGAAATCC